CGTAGCCGCCGGTGCCGCCAGCGCTGAAGCCCACGACCCAGGCGTCGCCGGACGGGAAGCTGGCGTCCGGGGTGCTTGTCCAGTAATAATTATCTGTTCTGGTTCCTGGAAAGAATGTCGCATTAATCGCTGGCAAATATGTGCTGTAATCCACTATGCTCAAAAGTTCCGTTATGTTCGGCAAGTACCAATCGCTCTTTCCTGACTTGGTTAATGCTCTGCAACTTCCCACTGCACTCACTGTTCCATTTTCATCGGGACTCCATTGCATTTGTGCTGGCACTAAATTACCCGAGCCATCGTCTCCTGCCCATATGCTCTGGCTCCAATATGATGGATGTGCTGTTCTATCAAAATCAAATAATGAATTTACATCGGTTGCGATTTGTGTCCATGATCCTCCATTTGAGACATCTTCTGCTATTGTTCCCAGTGTTGGTGCGTTTGATGTTTCGTTCGCTCCACATTGATACCACGTTCCGTCTCCTGCTGCATCTAAAACAACATCGCCAGTGCTGTATGACGTTGCTGTTAAAAATGATGGTGGATTAATGATCGTGTGTGCCACTAAGCAAATCCATGCTGAGTAATCGCTTGCCTTATCTGCAATGTCTCCGGCAGAGTATGATGTATTGGCTGCCCATAAACCTTTTGCCACGCCTGTATTGTTGGCATTTAATCCGTCTGGGATTATTAATTCGGGTTGCTTTATCCATTGCCTATTTGTGACTCTGTCGGTTATCGTATTGTCTCCATTGTCTATAAATCGCGGAGAGATTTTACTCCCGGCTTGAATTCCTCCGTCGTCATAACCTGCGCCATCATATGGCGTAGTCCATCCTGTTTTTGGCAATTGGCACTTTGGTGTTCTTGTTGATGGCATAGATTTTTTTGTTTAATTTTTATGCTAACGGATCAGTGGTTGTCCACGTTCCGTCAAATCCCACAATGTTCCATTGCGTTGTGGTTGTTGCTACTAAAGTAATCGATGCGTACGTTTCGCCAGCTTCCGTATCATAAATCGTGCCTGCGGCTCCGCTGTCAGCTATCTTCTGACCTGTGCCTGCTTGTATTGTTAACTTGCCAGCGCCTTTTTTAACAAAGGTTATCTGCTTTCCCAAATCTCCGGCGGACAATGTTGGCAATGTGAATGTCTTTGGGCTTGCATTGTCCATTGTCAGCGTGCTTCCAACTCCTAAATCCGCAACGACGACTGGATAGTCGTCTGTTTTATCTTGCACAGAGTATGTCACGCCTCCACCTCCACCGATTGGCGCGTAAAGCGTATCAAAATATGTTTTTAAATATGACTTTAAATGTGCCAGGGTGATTTTTATTTTTTCAAAAGCTGTTGGAGTCGTTTCTGAGTCTTCTGCCAAAATAACATCTGCGTCGACTGGAGTTGCCTTGTCTGTGAGTGCGGATATTTCTGCCGGGGTTGCTTGGTTTATTTGTCCTGCCGCCGAATGCTTTTTTGAAATAGCATCTGCAATGTTTGTGTCGGCTTTAATGTATGCTTTAACAACAGAAAAAGGGACTTTTTTGTCCGTTGGTGCTGTTCCTGGCGTCGCTACTTCGTAGGCTATGTCTGTGTCTGCGACGGAGGATGCGGCTGGTAAATCTTGTAATTTTGTTGCCATAATTTTTTTAATTTAATGTTATAGGATCTCCGCTTTGTAAAGTTAAATCTGACTCATCCTGCAGATTTAAAAAATGAGGTGGCACGATTCCATCGCTGTCGTCTCCGCCGATTATGTTTGTAATGCCGATGTGGTTCTGCATTTTGTTAGCTTAATCTTACTATGTCGGTTGCTGTTGCCGCGGTTACTGCGGTCACGAGCACTGGCAAAATTGAGCCTGATGAAAGGTTTTTAAAAACAACTCCGGTCTCTCCGTTGGCTGTTGTCACGGTTATGTTTCCGCCCGTTCCAATAAAAAGAGTTGATGGGGCGAATGTTGTCACGCCTGGCGTTACCGCAATTGCCGATTCCGCCTGGATGTTTATGGTCTTTGATTTTTTCGTAAAGAAGAACATGTTTTTTGTTTGTTAATAATTTTCACATCCATAGGCTCAAATAAGCCCATGGTGTAAAAGCTATAAATTATCGCCAGCGTCGTCAGCCTTTGCTTTCTCTCCCTCGTCGGCTGGCTTGTCAGCCGTTTCCGATGGGGCGTTTACCGCTCCGTTTGCCTCTGCCTGTGGCTTTTCGGCGGTATCTGTGGCTTCGTCCGTTTTTGCGTCCGAAGCGTTTTCTGGGGCTGTTTCTGGGGCTTTTACTTCGTCCTTTTTCGGACCCCAGGTGTTTTCAGCTTCTTCGGCAGGTTCTTCTGCCTTTTCGGATTCGGCTTGTTTGCCTGCTTCAACGGCGTTTTGTGCTTCCTCGAGCGAGTCTACTCCCTCGATTATTTTTAATGCACCGGCTTTTACTAAATGTTCAAATTCTGCAAGCTCAGCCTGGAAGATTTGTCCGATTGAGAACTTTGTTCCGTTGTGGCTGATATTTGAAATGACTTGAAAAAAATTCATTTGTTTTTATCTCTTAATTATAATCCTTGGACGTATTCGACGAAGAGCATTAACTTACCGGCAGTCAATGCTGCGACTGCTACAGTTGCGGTTAATTCTTTTTCGGCGCTCAAGGCTCCGATAAAGCTCCCGGCTCTTGATGCTGCGTCTAATACTGCGGTGTCTCCGGCTACTGTTCTTTCAGCCCATGACCCTGGCAAGCAACCGTGGTTGCCGGCTGTCCATGGGGTTGTTCCGTCTGCGATTGCAATTGCGGCGACTAAATCTCCGGCTGATGCAACGCTCAATGCGATTGTAGCAAGGTTTGAACCTCCTGCTGTTGAGGCAAAGGTTGTTTTTACCTGATACCAGGATCTTATTACAATTGCTCCGACTGGCAGGAATACTCCCAATCCGTGAGCGGCGATTGTTTTGTTGCTTACTCCTGAGCTGTCGTTTGACGCTGTGTCAAAGATTGCAGACGCAATTTTTCCGACGATTAAGCCGGATTCTGCTTTGATTGCTCCGCGCTTCATTTGAAACTCCGGGGCGACCTGTTTTAACATTTTGACTTCTTTTGCCATGTTTTTGTGTTTTTATTTTTAGCTGTCACGTTGGATTCGATCCACCGTTTCCCAGGTATTCGGGGATTCCGAATACCTGGGTTTGCTATTTTAATATTAGGCTACGCAGGCTGCGATTAAGTAACCGCAGGCGGCGGCGACTACTTTCTGTACGTAGTTGTCGTTTCCGATTCTTACGTATGTTCCCTCTCTGTCTTCATCTCTCCATCGTTTCACAATTCTTTGTGAATATGTAAAGGTGTAGCCGAGTGTGACTTGTTTTAGTCTCACTTGTGGGGCGATGTAGCAGACGACTGCGTTCTTTCCCCAAATGTAGGACATTGCATCTGTCTGTCCCTCATTTGCTGTGTTGGCTCCGGCTTCTCCAACTAAGATTTTTTCAACCTGGAATATTCTTGCGAGTAATTCTTCGGTTAAAATTCCTAATTGGCTGTATTTTACCCTTTCAATGATTTGAGGGTGTTCTGCCAACATGTCAAAGGCTTGCTTGCCCATGATTATTGTGTTTGGCTTTTTGAATGTGTTCTGATGGATTGTCGTCCTGGCTGTTCTGATGTCTCCGATTGGGTCGGAGTTTGAGTAATCAGACCATTGGCTTGTTCCGCTCAAGGTTGTGTTTTGTGTCAACACGGCTGTGCTTGACAATATTGCTGCGAGGTTGTTTTCCCTGTCGAGCAATAATTTTTCTGTGACTGTCTCTGTTTCGTCTACCAATGGATTCAAGGCTGCATCCGCTTGATCCTGTACTTCGTCTGCTACGAATCCTTTCAAAGCGTGGTCTTCGCAAGCGAATGTACCTGTTGGCGCTACTCCGAAGTCAATCTCGTTGGCTCCTGAACCTGCGCTTCGGGCGGTCTTATCAATGCGCATGTTGGCCTTATCGTAAATGTAATATTTCCCGGTTTGTTTGGCGACTTTGACCATTGGGAAGATTTGGTCGGCAATGAAAGTGTCGTTTGTGTATTTAATCGACACATTGGACAATGCTGGGTCTACCACTACGTCTTGTTGAACTAACATTTTTTTGTGTTGTTATTTTAATATTATTCTCGGCTTAGCTTAGGCTGCTAAGTAGCTGATGTGGAGCAAAACTTCGATGATGTCTCCGGCTGCTGCGGCGGCGGACAAAATTGCTGTTCCCAGCACTCTGTCTTTGGTTGTTGTTGTTGCAACAACTGCTCCGTTTGAATCTGCTGTTACCAAATCGCCAGGGTTGATTGTTCCGCCTGCGACTACTTTTGTGGTTCCAATGAACCTTACTAATCCGGCTGCGCCTACAGCTGGCTTGTTCTGCAAAACTCCGACGAATTTATCTGTGCTTGCTGAGGCTAAGATAAGAGTTCCGTTGGTGTCTTGTTTTACTACGCGATATTGTTTTGCAATCAAGGTGCTTGACCCTGTTGTGAACGATCGCTCAAAATCTCTAATTGATTGTGACATGTTTTTTATTTAGATAATTAATTATTATGCTACTACTTTTGTCTGCAATTCTGAGTCGTATCTTTCTTCCAACCCTTTATTTTCAGACATTACCAACTTCAGAGCGTCGGAATATTTCATATCCTTGTTCTCTGACATTTTTTTGTTGACCTTGGCTTCGACTTCTGCTTCTGCAGTTCCCTCGGCGGCTTTTGTGTCTACGCCTTTTTCCGAGAAGATTTCTACTTTAGGCAGTTCTGCCAAAAGTGCGGTGAATGATGTCTTTTGGGCTTCATTCAAAGTCTCCATAAAAGCACGTAGGGTGTCTTTGCTCTTAGGGAGGAACTTACCGACTTTGTTGGTCTCACTAAATGTTAAAGCTGATACTGCTGAGTCCAATTTTGCTTTTTGCAATTCTGCATATGCCTGTGCGCCTGCGTCTGCTTTGGCTCTCAATGCTGTCAATTCTGACATTGAAATCTGAACTTTTTCAGATCCCGATACTTTTGCTGTGCCATCGGCGTTTAATCCGGCGGCTACGTTTGCGTCTGCAGTTGCTTTCGCATCTGCGTCAGCTTTTGCCTTGGCTTCTTCTGCTGCCTTTGCATCAGCGTCTGCCTTTTCCTTTGCTTCCCTGGCTGTTTTTTCTTCCTCTGTTTCTGCCTTTGGTTCTTCAATGATTGAAGTGTAGGCAGTCTTTTGTTCTTCGGTTAATTCCGAAGCGTGTTCTTTAATGAAAGTCTTTTCCTCGTCGGATAATTCTTCCATTTTTTTTGCCAATAATTCTGCTATTGTCATGGTTTTTTCGTTAAACTTTTTAATAATTTTTTCTGAGAAGACTACTGCCTCAAGCTCTTTGAAATATGGAGCTTTTGTCAGCGCGCCTCCGGTTATAACGTTTCTGTAGATTTGATGGTCTTGCGGATCTTCGTAGTCCCTGTAAAATTCTGGGGAGAAGAACTTGTACTGTCTGTCTTCGAGTGCTTCTTCGCCGAGTTCTGTCCAGGCTACGGTTCCCCACAAACCGTCATCTCTTGCTTCTACTTTTTGAATCCACCCTACTGCCGGCAGTTCCATCATTCCCTCATGGCCTGCCGTTATCGGAACACCCTTGCGGATGCCGGCATTAAAGTTCTGAACGAATTCCCTAATGTCGGAAGCTGTGATTGTAATCGGACCGTAGGCGTCGTGTTGCCATTGACCGATTGGGATCAGGTGTATGGTGTCCGGTATCTCCGCTACTCCAGTTTCACCTGCTTCCTCGTCAAATTGAAACGGGAAGACTCCTATAAACTTATCACTCGCTTTTTCTTTATATTTTGCTTCGCACGTTTTCATCGCTGTTGCTTTGTCGCATCCCTTCGTTTTCATTTCGCTTGCGATACAATCGGTCATTTGTGCGTTAGTTTTTTTTGCCATGTTAATATCTTATTAATTAATTATAGCACTGTTTGTTTTCGTCAACAAATGTTGTCAAGTCCCTATTTTTTCTTGGCGTCTTTTCGGCGCTGGGCTTCTTGTGCTGCCGGGCTGTCGGGTCTTACAATCGGGCTTCTTGGCTGAATCAACGAGTTCGGCGTTCCGCCCCAGTATTTGGCGATTTCTTCCGGCACATCGGTAATTTCCGGCGGATTCTGCTCGTCTTTTAAAATCTCCACCCATATTCCTCTGCAACTGCTGTGGAAGACGTCTGTGCTTGCCCATTTTGAGCCGATGTCCACTACCAGTCCGTCCATGCTCAGGCAAAAGTCGCAGGTTTTATCGTCTAAGATTTCCGACCTCTGCAGTGCGTGAATGTCGTCTGAATTGCGCTGGAACACGTCGTTTCTGCCCATGTTCATGCTTTGTCCTACCAAAAGACTCGAGGTTGCGTCCACGCTGCTGTCTATGCTGTCGTCAAGAGTTTCGTCGATGTCTCCGGTGGCTTTGTATACACTGGTCTCCTGGTTTAAATGGTTTACTGCCAGCGCCTTTGCCTTGGCTTCCAAATCCGAGGCTGTTTTTTCGGCGACGGTATTTGCCATTAAGCTGATATTTGCCAATGTGTCGGCGTTGTTTGGCGGATATGTTATGCCCATTTCCGAGCTGACGGTTATTTTTCCATACTCGTACGCTTGGGTCATCGTGTCTTTTAGCAATGCTTTGTAGTCGTTTACAAACTTCAATTCCAAATCCGCAATGGCTTTTGTGTCTCCTTTGTCAAATGCTTCGTGCAGTTTTGCCATGAAATCGTCCTTTGCGTTGCTCAAAAGCTCTTTTGCGTCTGCGTTAAAGCTGGCTTCCAAATCGTTCATTTTGTCCTCGATGTTTTTCCAGCTCACTTTTTGCTCTGCAAATGTCAGCGGTCTCCATGACATAAATCCTTTGCCGTCGTCAAACTTGCGCGGTATTCTTTGTTTATGTTCGTGGGCTTTTTCTTTTATCTGCTTTGCACCTTTGTCTGTTTTTTTGTTTTGTACCGTTGTTTGTTTTGGTTTCTTGGCTTTTCCGGATGCATTGTCCACCTTTCCGTCATCTGTGCCGTCCTTAGCCGGTCCTGATGGTGCAGGTTCTCCGTCGTCTTCGATGTCTGCGTGGTCTAATTGCTCCTCGGTGTTTGGTTCGTCTTCGGCTTCTTTGTCGATGTCTTCCTGGGTTCTTGGTGGCAATCCCAATGCCGCCCTGATATATTGCTGGTCATCATCGGTTGGGGTTATAGCTCCTGCTGTCACAAGGCTTGCGTATGCTACCGATAACGCTGCCATGTCCACCTTTGAAATTCCCGAGTAGTCTAACTTCGGGTAAACTGTTATATTTTTAAAATTCAAATCCACGAGTTCCGGGATTAAGTCCTTATTGATAACTCCTATCAATGTGTTGGCGAGTGATTCTTCTGCTTTTAAGAATAAATCTGAGTGGTCTGTGCTTAATGCCCGGCTTCCGCTATTGCTTCCGCCCTGTCCCAATTCCAAAAACTGCGCCAGCACGCTCTGCAGGATTGCTTTATCGTGGTGGCTTATGGAGTTGTGCGGATCTCTTGTTTTGCTTCCGCCCATGTCCATGAACTCTGCCTCGTATCCGTGTGGCAACAACAAAAATGCCGACTCGCTTGCGCGTAGGTTCTGTGCTGCCTGCTGTGCCTTTTTTTCGTCGCTTTCGGTGTAACCTTGGGGCATGACAATCTTTGGCACTCCGATTCCCTGCCTTTCAAATGCTACGGCGTCTATTTTATAAAAATTGTTTTTGTAATACCAATGCTTGTAAGCGGCACGCAACATTGACGTTCCCCACCAGTTGTCTCCCTCTCTTTCGTTGCAAAAAACAAGCAACTTGCTTCCTGGTATCATTGCCAGGATTCCGTCCTGCCTTATTTGCTGGATACCAAAAGTCCTGTCGGGCAATTCCCACTGCAGGATTGATTTTGGCAAACGTGGTGCCATTTTTGTAATCGTCACCCAGTCCTTGCCCTGGTCGTTTTTTATGCCGTAGACTTTTTCAAATACCATAACCCCAAACGCTACCATGAGCAGTGCCTGCCTTACCAAGTCGTCCCAGTTTATGTCCATCCAGTCAAACAATGCGTGTTCCAAAAATTCTGCAACCTGTTTGTCTTGCTCGCTGTCTGTTGCCGGGTTTATAAACCATTGTGCGCGTCTTATCGGCAATGTGCATACCAAAACAGCGGCTCTGACTGTGCCGTCTGATTTTCGCATTTCGTCGTAGATTCTTATTCCCTGGATTCCCTGCAACTGCGGATTGTATTCCTCGGTGATTATACCGTGGAGCAATCTTGTGCCGGAGTCTCCGAGTTCGGCTCTTGGGAATGAGTCCTGTAATGGTCTTGTAGGCAACGTTCTTTGATTTGCTGATTCAAGGCTGTTGTCAACTGGCAAAATTGACCCTGGGTTTGGCTCGGTTGCCCTTACAATTCTCATGTCTGTATCGAATGCGCTGTGTTTCATATTTTTTAAAATATTAAAATTGTTTTTTTGAGTTTACTCCCCAGGTATCTGTTGTTCTATGACAATCTTCGCAAAGCGTGCGACCGTTATCTATTGCGAAGCGAAGTTCTGGATAATCTGCAAATGGTTTGATGTGGTCGGCGTTTAAAATAACTCTTTTTTTTCCTGGATATTTTCCTCCTTTGCGTTTGCACCAGATGCATGTATAATTATCTCTTTCAAAGACTGCTTTTCGCCATAATTTGTACTCAAGCGATTGTCTTATTTGTGCATTCACCGATGTTATACCACCTTTCCATCTGTAAGATTTTTCTGCTTTATGTCCCTCGCTTATTCTGATTCTCGTCTCTAAAGAACGGACAGCACCTTTCGCATTTTTATTTCCACGTTTAGTTTCTGCCATTCTTCTCCTGGTCGCTTCACTGTGTTTTTTGCCGAGCATTCCGTATGAACTTGAGTGACCTTTTTTCATATCAAAATTGTTTTTTGAGCAATCCGGCTGTGATTGGTTTTTCTGCTGGCTTTGCTGGCTCAGCGTCGTAGCCTCTTGATTTTTTCTTTTGAGATTCTTGTGCGTTGTTCTGAACTGGAATAGCCCGAGCAAATGTCCCGAGCATAAAGTGTTGCAATGCGCACATTGTGGCGTCGGGGATGTGATCCATCTTCTTCTCGGGTTTGTCGGTTCCCTCTTGATAGCGATATCGCTTGTATTGCCAATAAGCGTCACGAAACTTCTTTGCTACTTTTATTTTAGCCTGTTCGAAGTGCGCGCGCAAATTACCCAGCATTCCAATCGCTCCGTCAACGCCCGGTGTGCCGAACTTTTCTTTTGAAAAAACAACCTCCACAACGGCACATGCCACTCCCTCTTTTGCGAGGGCGTTCTGCAGTGCTACGTTCTCGAACTTTCCGGCGCTGTCCGCATATATAAATCTTATACCGTGGTCTTTAGCTTTTTGGACAACCCATTTTATAATATCGTCGCTGGGAGTTTGTTGAAAATTGTTGTTGTCAATGACTGCAACCACTGAATCTCGGCAGGCCATTAATTCCACGACCGATGTCATGCTTGAAAATCCCCAGTCGATTCCGAGAATGCAAGTTGCACCCTTTTTGTAATTATAACTCTTGTCAAGTGTCTCGTCAAAGACAGCCCGATCAACGTCCTCGGGTTTTAAAACAAGCCCGGCTGCCGATGGACGGCTTCCCAAATACTCAACCTCAAACCAGTCCTCGGTTGGTTTTTCTCGCCACGCCTGGATGACGTTTTCAATTGGAACCCATCCCTCTGGGTCTCCGGTTCTGCCCTTGGCGTATTTTTTTAGCTTATCAATACCTGAAATGTTTTTGTATTGTTCGCTTTCCCAAATGTTCGCCGGGAATGGTTTGCAAACGTCAAAGATGTCCCACTGGATTCTTAAATATCCGCGCTGATCTGCGTCATCCCACGTCTCTTGAAATATGCCGTATATTTTGTGGAACGTGCTTGCCATAACAACCAGCGGACTCTGCGAGCTGTCTACCATTGGCAAAGCTGAGTGTACCAACTCGTCGCTGGTTTCGCAGGTTTCGTCTGAAATCAAAACGTCTGGGTGCTTGCCCCTGGTCTGTTTGGTTGATGCGGTCACGCTACTAAAATACGCACCGTCGTTGGCCATCGTTTGGATAGCCTTGGCTACGCCTTTTATGTGTTGCGATGCGATGCTTTCGTGGATGTCGGTGTATCCTTTGAAATAATTGTAAACAATCGTTGCCTGGACTGCGGACCCGCCCATGTTTACAACCTTTCGACTTTTTAAATACCACAAATCAAATCCTACGGTTCCGAGCAACTTGCTTTTACCACCACCTCTCGGCGCTTTGATTATGATACGTGGATGCAGGTGCTGTCCTGTTGCTGTTGTCGCCCAAATCTGCGCGTATGCTGTGCGGATAACTTTCGGCCAGTTCATTGGCTCCTGAGCCGGATACGTCTTGTGCATCGTTATCGGCCTCTGTGAATACAGCGTCTTCAGCGTCGTTGTAGCCGGCAGTGCTGTCGTTAAGTCTTCCAGAATTGCGGACGGCGGTCGCAATGTCGAGGATTTGTCTAAGGTGTCCATAGCATTCTAATTTTTCTTTTTCCGGCAACGCCTCGATTAAGTGGCGTATGTCGTTTTGCGTGATTTCGACTTTTAGCGTGTGGTCTACTTTAGTTTCTTCAACCCACCCCTCAAAATATTTAAGCCATATTCGCTGGCTGTCGCTGTTGCCTTTCAAGCACGATGCGTAAATTGATTGAATTACTCCTGGTGTCCGGTCGTGCGCCCAGTCTCTTACCAGCTTCATTCTTCTTTGATGGAATTCCGTGCGTTGCTTCCATTTCCACATTGTCACTCCGCTGACTTTGTAATATTCGCCGAATTGCTCTTGGGTTTCGATTCCGAGTCTTCTCTGTTCCATTGGTGGCATCGCACTCCACAAAATAAATTCCTCGTAAACACTCGCTTTGTTTGGAAGCAGTCGTTGGCGGTTATCTTTACTTTGATTAGTTTGATTTTGTTTGTCTTCTGCCATATTCTCTCTGTTGTTTCTTTAATTCTACCACTCTTTTGGAAGTGTTAATGTCTTAGCTTAATTTTTACTCCTTTTTCAGTTCGTAACTTCCTGTGTCCCTGTTAAATTCCACCGTTCCGTTTTCCAATAACTGCTTTATTATTTTTTCAATCGAATGGTGCGATATCTGATGCGATTTGATGTTTTGGAATAAATATAAATTGCCTGGTCGATTGTCCGTCTTATCGCAGTTTATATGGTGTACCTGTTCCTCTCTGGTTAGCCTCCTGCCAATTAACTGCTCGACTATGTATCTATGTTCTGCCATACTTCCCCTGCCTTTCACTGATATCTGTTTCCTGCCGTTTGAATCAAAATGCCATCCGTTGTATTTTTTTCTCACGATTTTTGGTTTTGGTTCGTTTCTCTTTAGCATTTTTAGGCTCAGCCCCATTCGCTCAATCTGTGTCCGGGTCGCTTTTTCCGTCCGCTTCAATTCCCTTGCTAAATCTGCCACTGGAGTCGTGGCATAATACATTTTTATATGGATTCTATCTTCGCTTGTCCAGCGTTTTAATTTGTTTGTCATACCCCAATTATACCCCAGATTTCGGTTTTTTTAAATTATGTTTTTCAAAATGTGTTCTATCACTGCACAATTAAAACCATTCCCGCATGCTTTGTACCTTTGGGTATTGCTTACTCCTGCCGTATAATTATCTGGCAGGCTCTGCAATCTCTCGCATTCAATCGGTGTCAACTTTCTGATATCGTTAATGTTTTCCCAATTATGACGATCCTGTATTCCTCCGCCCTTTTTCGCAGTTCTTACTGTTTTACTTTTTAACGGAATCTCGTATAGTCCTGTTTTAGCTCCTAACCCCCCCCCGTTGGCCGATAGCGTTGGCGTCTTTCCGTTTGGCGAGTACACTCTGTTACCTTGCGGATAATTTCTCGATAATTGTTTGTCGTCACCTGCCCAGTCCTTTTTCCCTATCCCTCCCAAAAATACCAGGCTGTCTTTTGTTACGCTTGTGACTGTATTTGCTTTTAATCCTCCAACTTCCAGCCTTTGTGTTGTTTTGGCTCCTTTTATATCTTTTCTCTTTCCATTCAATATGTACCTACCTCTCAACGAGCATGCACGTACGTTTTCATTGTCTTCTTCTAAAATATCTCTTAATAAAATTCCTCTGTCTTCTGGAAGTGTCACGTTTGGTATGTTCGTCCAGAATAGTCTCTTTCGATTTTGTGCCGATACGAGTGCAGCGTTAATCATAATCGGTTCTACTCCCAGTGTCCTTGTTATTAAATCCTTTGCCTCTTTCGGCATTGAATTAACGTTTTCTAATACAAAATATTTTGGCTTTACTGTTTTTAAAATTCTTACGTATTCCCAAAAAAGACCGCTTCTCTCCCCATCCAGTCCCCTCCTGTCTTTTTTGGCAACTGATAAATCTTGGCATGGGCTTCCGCCAATAAGCAAATCTATGCCTTTCCAAAACGGATTAAAATTCTTTGCGATATCTCGCACGTCACCGATCTGAATTGTATCAGGAAAGTTTTTCTGTGTAATCTGTATTGCATATTTGTCTACCTCGCTTGAGAAGTATCTTCGTGGCGTGACGCCGAGATTTTTTAATGCTTGTTGGGCTATTGAAATTCCGTCAAATAATGATAATATTTCCATGTTTTTAAAACTTTAGTACTGGCCGGCTAATTCCCCCACACGTCCGCTTACGCTTTGCGCCGTTAATTTTTTGTCAGTCCGTCTAAGTGTACGCAGTGGCGTAGCGCGTGCTGGGCTGACGGGCGAGGCCGTCGCAAAGACCAGTTTTTTTAATCTTTATGAATATTGCTCAAAACTCTGTATTGTGCCTCAGTCACGCACGGTCTGCAATATGGATGCTCAGGTATGTCCGGGTCTATAATAGGCCAGAAACAGACCGCTTGTTGTCCACAAACAATGCACTTCTCGTCTTTTGCGTATCGCAATTTTGGTTCGACTGGCTTCAAATGCCTACTGATATCTCCTGCGATTCTTTTTGCTCGCCTATCGCCGAGTCCTTGTTTTTTTATTCTTTTTCCCATAATTATAAGCTGTTGATTAATTGCAATGGATTTTCATGCCCCTCGTAAGCCGTTAACTCTCCGATTGCGCATGCCACGTTCTTCTCGGTGCTGATTCCGTGTTCATCGCACAAATAGCTCAAAATTCCATCCTTGCGCATAGTTTGTGGTCTGTGTGGCTCGATGCTGGTGTTTAATCGCCCTATTTCGCGCCACCAGGCGTCGTACACGTTGGTTTCGTGGTCTCCGATGCCCTCCAACTCGTCTGTGTCAAACTGTGCCACGCCAACGAGTTCGTGTCCACTATAAAAAAAGTATGAAAATTGATACGGCTCCACTTTTTGGCTCTGAGTCAAGTCCAGCATGTTTTTATTCAAATAAACCCACAGCTTCCTGGCTACGCCTGGTCTTTCTGCTTCAAATTGCTTTTTTGTTTTCTCGCAGACTTCATTGCAAAAATTGTCCTGATATTGTGTCAGCACGCCGTGGCAATACTGACAGAATGCTATTTTATTTTGCGTTGTTGGTTTCATGTTCTTGTTGATAAAAAATATTTGCTGCGTGGTTCGGGTCGTTTAATATTTCGCCGTACCTATTGTCTGAAATCTTAAATGTGCAGTCGTAGTTTATGCACTTTTGGAATCTCAGCTTTTTTTCTTCATTCGGTCTAAGCATTGATCCGCAAATGGGGCATAAACCGCTGACTAAATTCTGCCACTTTATTTTTATGTTGTTTGTCGGGTTCTGCCTCCTGTTCTCTGCGATGCTTTTGAATCTCTCCGGCTCAATTCTAAAATGGCAATGCGTGCATCTTATGCTGGCCGGACCCTTTTCAAGGGCGTGTCCGCAATAAGGGCATCTAAATTGTCGCAGGTTTTCCCAGTTCATTGTGCCGGTCATTTTGTTATTTTTACTGTTTTTACTCTTGGTATTTTTATCGCCTTACAATTTAAGCATATTTTCTGTCCCGACCTCCCACCGCCATTTTCTATCTGTGCATTTAATCTCTTTTGTGTCGCTTCGTTAAATGCTGAGAATGGCTTCTCAGTTCCGCAAAATTGACAGATTGCGTGATGTTCTTTTGCATTTTGTAATATTCTTAGTACTAACCTCGGATTTGCTTTGTCTATTTGCCAATTTAGATTTTTTATTGCATACCACCTGTCATTTATTTCGATAGCATTTTGGATTGCGTCTGCAAATGTATCAACATAATTTAAAGCGTCCCCCATGTGGTCTGGCTGAAAAATATTAATATCCAGCCATATTTTTGCTTGGTAGAATTTGTGATTTATTTCTGCAATTTCATCTCTTAATAAAGCCATTGCGTCGTTTGTTTTTTTCAGTCTGATTATCCTACCGTTGGCAACCATTATTTTATTTTTTGAAAAATCTCTTGTAAAAGGCACGACCACTACAATTCCATGCCCTTGAGTAGAATCATATTCGGTAATTTCATTGTTGGCACTTTCTTCTCTTGCGATTGCTCGTCTTTGTTGGTGTTTCTCTCTTTTTAATTGCTTTCCTCTACGCAAATCATACTCATGATTTCTTTTTCGGCTCAATGCTATTTTTATTAATTTTGAACACTCGGGGCAATATTCCCTTGCATTTTTTCTCTCGTATTCTTTTTGGCAATTTACACAGATTTTTTTCATACTTTTTAGTCTCCTGGCAATTCTTTTTTTTCTAATTTTTTTCTGATTCTTTCCACCATTGCACTTCCGCATGCGAGGCAAAAGCTCCAGTCTCCCATAAATCCAATGCCGGCAAATATCAATGCGTATGAGATGCAGTCTGATAGCGATAAAATTATCATAATTTTATTGCTTTTTCGCCGGAGACTTTTTCCCAGCGTTTAATAATAACATCCACGTATTTCGGGTCAATCTCACAACAATAGCAAATCCTATTCAGCTGGTCGGCTGCTATCAGCGTGCTTCCACTTCCGCCGAATAAATCCAGCACTATGTCGTCTCGCTTCGAGCTGTTGCGGATGGCAATGCTCACAAGTTTTAACGGCTTCTGCGTTGGGTGGTCGTACTTCATTTCCCGGTGCAGGCGCCAGACTGTACTTTCTCCGGCTTCGTCTCTCTTTACCATAGCCCTCAGTTCGCTCAAAAGCTGGGCATCGCTGGGTTCTTCTTTCCATTCGGTAAATTGTTTTCTATCACCAAAAAAATCCGGCTTAATTCCTTTTTTTCCAGCATAAAAAATTGGCTCATGTTTCCATCGGTAATCTCCCCACATTGTGCTTGGTACTAATTTAGCCCAAATTATTTGTGTCCTTACTTCAAACCCATTCTGATTTAATGCGTCTTCAAATTCCCGATGTTTTGCAGATGCATAGCAACAATAAAAAGCCACGTTGGTCTTTGAAAATTCTTTGTAGTTTTGAAACCAATGAAATAACATACTCCTAAAATCTATCTCTGACATATCGTCGTTTTTTATTGTTCCACGTCCGATTCTTGAGTATGACATATCTGAGTAACCGACATTGTAAGGAGGGTCTGTCCAGATGCAATCCGCCAAGCCCCCCCCCATGAGTTTTGCGACGTCTTCTCCTTTGCTTGCATCTCCGCACATTAACCTATGCCTGCCCAGCTGGTAAATCTCGCCGTACTTGCTGGTTGGAACAATAATCGCTTCTGCCTCTTTATCTCCGTCAAAGTCGTCTTCGTCGGTTTCTCCGAATATTCTGTCCATTTCCTTACTGTCAAACCCCACGTCTGCCAACAGTGCCGGGTCAAACCCTGCCAATAAGTCCAGGTCAAATTCACCCTGGTTTTTGTTCAGGCGCAAATTCAAAGCCTTTTCTTTTGCCAATGACAAATTAACCCATACCACCGGCACGGTTTTCAGTCCTTTTTTTGTGGCGATGTCTAATTTAAAGTTTCCGCCGATGACGATTCCTTTTCGCTCGGGGTTGCTGTTGGCAACAATCGGCTGTAATATGCCAAATTCCTCAAGGCTATCGGTCAAACCTTTTCTTGCTTGATCTGTCCACTTCCTCGGATTATATTCTGCTGGTTTTAATTCTCCGATTGCGACCTGCTCTACTTTTAATTCATTTTCTTGCATAATTTCTTTTGTGATTTACTATTTCAGATATGACCGATTTCGTCACGCCATATTCTTTTGCTAAAATCACCCCACTCTCTTTTTTATATCGTTGCCTGATTTCTTTTACTTTTTCAAAAGACAATTTTTTCATTCGCTTATTTTTATTTTGCTGTTTTACCGTTGCCCATCTGCAATTTTTCAGTTCGTAATTTCCGTTATTGTCTATTCGGTCAATGCTCAAATTGTTTTTATACTTTGATAGCATGTCGTCTCTAAAATTCTCAAACTCTTGCCACCGCTCGCAGACTTTTATTCCTCTGCCTCCGTAATCTTTAAATCTTACATGATTTTTATTATTGCATCGGCAAATAATACCTTTCCAAATCTTGTAAAATCTCGTTTTTGACATTTGATGTGTTTTCATATTTTTTATTAATTTTAACACACCATTAAAAGTTATCAAACCCGAACTTATGCACAGGACGGATGCTTGTGTTAGGGGGTGAACTTCCCACGCAAACATCCGCCTATGCATATTTTTATTGCTTATTTTCTTCAACTGGTTTTTTGTCAGCTTCGACTTTTGCTTTCAAATAATCTTCCACGGTCTGTCCGGTTGGGATACAGGTCATTTTTCCTGGGGCGGTTTGCTCGTATCTGCCGTCCTTGTCGTCTTCTGTTTTGCAGGCTTCTCCGGTTGCGTGCGGAATCATGTCGGGTGCAACTTTCAAAGCGTCGGCGCTCAAAACCTGCTCGTCAAACTTGTCGTCCTCAATTGCCAACAAAGCATCGATTCCGGCTATTAAATCCAATGCGTCCTGCACGAGCATTTTTCTCACTTCCAATCTCTCTTTTACTGGCACTGCTCTTTGGTCGTCGGTCTGAACCATTTCCTCGGGGTTCTTGGCTTTCAAGGTTGTATCGGTCTGCACGTCAATGCATCGTGCCATTAAGTTTCTTGTCCACACGTTTTTGTAATAATTAAGCCATTGCCTTTTTGTGTATGTGTTTGCTGCAAGGCTTGAAATATCTGGCATTGATTGAATTGGGTCCATGTTTTTGTGTTTTTTTAAAGAAGAACAGACCGCTCTGCGGTCGATTGTCCTTTTTCTAATTTAATTAATTTTAATTTTGCACCATTCCTGAGTCGGCATCTATGTCGCCTGGCTCGAATGTATCGTTGTTTTCCTCGTTGTCGAGGTCTGCTGATACGTCGTCGTTTTGTGTTGGCATAATTTTATCCTTTATTGCCACGAAAAGGTTTTTTTTCTTCCAGCATCGATAATTGTGCAATTTCAATGGTAAGGTTTACCATTCCCATCGGCACTTCGGCGCTGGAGCTTATCGGGATTAAGACCTGCATTATCGCTTCCGGCTTGCCGTCTTCCCGGCTAACCTTTTTTATCTTGGCTTTTATTTTCATTGTTTTGCTCATGTTTTTTATTTGTTTGAATATTCTCTGCCGACCTTTGGTTTTCAATTTTTCGCTGTAAGCGAGCATTGTTGAATTTTTGTTCCTTGTACAAATTCGCACAAGTTTTACATCGTGACGATCCGTCCTGGCGTGGCTCTTTGTTGCATTGCTTGCAATTCGCATTCCTCGGCTCAAATCCTGCTTCTAAAATCAGCCTCTCTGCTCCTTTTTTGTCTTGCTCGGTTTTTACTTTTTTTATTATAATTTTGTTGCTCATGTTTTTATTTTATATTAATTTCCAAAAATCTTTTAACGATTGTATCCAGGCACCATTCAATTTTCTTTCCATCCGCCCACCGCTTTGCCATGTCCACTTTGTCCATTGCGTCTTCCAGGCTGTTGTTGCAAAGCGTAAGAATCTGTCCGGCTGCGTCGTAGTGTCTTGCCGGTCTTTCGTCCGGTGTTTTTTTTATCGATAAAAAGTATCCGGTCAATAATTCAATATCATTCTGCTCGCTGGCGGATTTTCCGCCAGTTAATAATAATTTTGTAATCCTTGAATCTTTGTAATCCTTAGTAGGCCATTTACCGCCGGCGGTTTTTGACCTATGGTTCACCGTAGGTCTGTTTTGACCTATGGTGATGGCTTTCCACTGGGTTTTGTCTATTAAAAGGTACGTATAATTGTCGAATTTCCCTTTGCGCCTGTTCGTCTCCGCCATAATAATATTAAAGTCCATCAGCTTTTTAAATCCTCGCCTGACCTGTTTTACTGGGATGTTGTGTTCGTATGCGATTCTTTCCTGAGCAGGCCATGCTCTTTGGCTGTTGAATTCTGCGTATCGGCAAAGTGACGTATAAACTGCCGTTGCATATTTTCCGCAGACTCTTGCGTATCCTCCGGTGATGTATTTGTCGTCAATTTTAAATTGGTCTTTTTGGCGCAAATCGCGGATAACAATTTTAAAAAGTCCCAGCTGGTTTTGATTTTCTGTTTCCATTTTTATAAATAAATTATGCACTTTTTTCTTTTCTTCGGCTCAATAACAACAACGTCTTTGCAAATCTCACGGATTAATTTTTGCTCGATTGCAAATCGGTAGCTTATCAGTTTCGGTGGGTCTCCCTGACTCCAATAAAGCCGTACCTTTTCACGCATCCTGATTTTGTATTCTTCGATTTGCATAAATTAAAAAAGCAGGTCGGCTTTTTTGGCTACGCTCCTGCTCCGTTTGTTTTTTCAGCAATTTTATTGCACATTTGGTTTTGATAATTAATAGAAAATTAATCTAATTTCCTTTATTATAATTCCGTTATAATTCCTTGTCAAATCTTATCATCTGTGGATAACTTTTGTAAGAAAAAACCGCCAGGTGGCGGTCTCTTTAACTCGTTGCTCAGCCTATAAAATCTTGCCCTGATGGTATCCTGCGATGTTTACCCACTCGTCTTTGTTGTATCGCTGGATTGTCGGCATGTGCCTGCCTCCGGTCATTGCGTTCCTTGATTTGTATCCTGAAAAAATCTGCGGTATGGATGTTTTTGTTTCACTTCTTTCCAAAATAGCACCTCTCCAAACTCTGCACCATTCTTGGACCGGCTCTCCGCGCAGTGCTGCCCATCCTGCGGTTGTAATCACCCACGTTCCGCGCACCTGCTTCTTGTCCACCATGTATTTCGCTATCAAACCCTGTTTTGATGCTATGGTTTTGCGGTCTATTACGGTGCTGGTGGTGTTTTTAAGCGATGAGACGTGGATTCGGTTGGCTTCGGTAAATGGAACGCCCTGGCTCATTTTTTCTCGCACGTTTTCGGCCATCGCCTGCAAAAGAAATGCATCCAAAATTGAAAAATTAAATATGTACTCTGCCATGCTTGCGTCGCAATTTATGCACTTCTTCGGGTCCGTAAGTCCAGGGATTGTCGTGCCCAGCTGTGCCATTAAATAATCAATGTTTGTTAAAAACTCGGGATTCCTTTTTATCGTGTCGACGATAATCTGCACAAGCGGTTTTATTTTTGATGGGTGGTAGTGGTCGTTGTTCATGATTTTAGTTTTTTATGCTTCTGCTATTAAAATATTGCTCTGTTTTTGTCGACCATTTACAATTTTCTTTTGAGTATCCTTTTTCGTTGTCTATTCGGTCGAGGCTTGTGTTTATTTTTCCAAATTCTTTTAAATGAATTTTGTATGATTTGTCCATGTCTTCAAAAAAATTCTCAAACTTTTTCCATCGTTCACAAACCTTGATTCCTCTACCTCCGTAATTTTTATAATTTATGGCTTTTTTGTAATTGCATCTCTGTTTCATTCCGAGCCATATGTTGTAAATTCGATTTTTTCCTTTGCTTAGTCCATGTGTCGTGTGAGTTCCCTCTTTTTTTCTGCAACCGCAACTTGTTGTGTTCCCTCTTAATAGATTTTTACCTCTAACAATTATTATCTTTCCGCACTCACACTCTGTTTTCCATCTCGCTCGCCCATCCTTTCCACTTTCGGCAGGCTCAAAAACTGTAAGCCTACCGAATTTTTTATTTATTAAATCAACTTTTTGCGTCATGTTATTTGTTTAATAATCCCTGAAGACGTACGAGTGGTTGCCCTGGTGTCATGAATAATAAGTCACCTTTACCAGCCAGCTTTTCGGCTCCCTCTACTCCCAGGATAACTTTGCTGTCTGTCGCACTTGCCGTCGTCATAGCTATTCTACTAACAAAATTCGCTTTAATCAACCCTGTTATCACGTCCACGCTCGGTCTCTGCGTTGCTATAATCAAATGAATGCCCACCGCACGTGCCATCTGTGCTAACCTGGCAATCATCTCGTCTGCCGGCGGTTCCTCGTCTGTGGTCTCAACCTTTGGGTCGTATGGTATGCCCATCTTAGCCATTGTTCGTGCTGTCTGCTCGACCTTTGCCCTTGCTGCGATGTTTTTCAGCGAGCTGGCGCTTTTTTTCCTGCGTTCCACGGCTTTTCCTTGCAATATTAAGTCTGCGAATTCGTCTATCACCACCACAATGTAGGGCAGTTTGTTCTTGTATTTCGGGTTTACGGTGTCCTGGTCGTAGTTGTATTCGGCGATGTTTCTCGCTTTGTGGCGTTCTAAAATCTTATATCTTCGCTCCATTTCGTCCGATAATCCTTTCAAAATCGTCAATGCTTCCTCGTATTCGTATACAATTTTTCCGCCGAGCAACTGTTTTACGGTTTTAAATGCCACCAGCTCCACGCGCTTCGGGTCTATCAGCACCAGTCCCATTTTCTCTGCCGGCATCTGCTTTGTTAGTGCGGTAATCATTGAGTGTAAAAGTACGCTCTTGCCTGATCCTGTGCTTCCGGCAATTAAAAGGTGGGGCATTTCGTCTAATGGCATCAGGTGCGCTTCTCCATGGACGTCCACGCCGATTGGCAGGCTCAATGTCCCAGCTTTGAAGTGTTCCTTGCTCAAATATGCGGTCTTCCTTTCGTCGTTTGCCACCTCAATGCCAACCAGCGATGTTCCTGGTATCGGTGCCAAAATCCTGATTTCGGTCTTGGCTTCAATGGCTCGGGCAATGTCGGCTTTATGCTTTTCAAAGACTCCCATTCTCACTCCGGCGGAGACTTTAAATCTGTATTGCGTTACGCTGGTTCCTTTCTTTACTTCCACCGGCTCGATTGGTATGCCAAACTCTGCCATCCTCAATTTGATTTTTTCTTCCGGATTCAAGTATTGGTTTTCCACTTTGTCGAGTCTGCTGGCTATGAATTTCTTTGATACGAGTTGCACGTCTTTTACTTTGTGCATCACTTCCACGTCGCTCATGTCGGCGTTCAGCAATCCTTGGCTGTATAAAAGTCCTGCCTGTTCTCCGTCAAATGGGTCGCTCAAGTTCGGCAAATAAATGCTGTCCGGGTTGCTCAAAAATCTCACCACGTCTTTGTATAAGTTATAAAAAATAATCCTGTATTGCTCGTGTGCAAATGGTATAACGTAGTCTCTTATTTGTGGCTTGCCTGCGTTCTCGCGCGTGTTTTCTGTGGTTTTTATTTCCCTGAAAATCATCCGGTCGGCCACAATGTCTGTCTGTCCTTTCAAGACGTGCCAGCCGAATTGTGCCTGTATGATTTTTATGTAGTCTTCGGTCTCGTAATCTGTGAAGCTCTTTACGAATTTTGTGTCTATGATTTCCACTCCGCCGTCTTTTCTTTTGTGGACTATGTCAGGTATAAAAGTGCCAGGCAATGGCAGTTTGTCTCCGTCCACGGTTTCGAGGTTAGCTTCCAGCTTTTCTTCTGAGAATAAAATCTCATTGTATTCCGGCTCCTCGCTGAAATAAAATTGCATCGCCTGGTGGTAGCCTTTGAGCAGTTGCTCTCTGCTTCCGGTCTTGCCGTAGTTTATGTATGAGTCCTCAAAGTCCTCGAGGTACTTGGCTCCGGCGTCGATTGCGTTTGCTACCGCATCGTCGTGCGGTCTTGGCTCGCCCCATATTTCCGGGTGCGTTACGGGTCCGTAATAGACTTTGAGGGCTTCGTGCGACGCTCTGCCTATCATTCCCTGGACTCCGATTTTCCCATCGTAAACTCCGAGTATAAACTTGAGCTTGAAAATCAAAGGGTTGCGCAAAAGTTGCGTCAGTCCTGAGTAGCTCATTCTGTTCACGGGCATGAGCGCCGTCTTCGGCTCTGCCTGTTGTTGCTCTTTCTTCATGTGGTTTTGATAAATTAATTATATTATCTTAATCTTATCATTTCTTACAAACCCTTGTCAATGAGTGGATAACTAAAAAGGGCGTTTCCGCCCCTTTTTTAATATTTCCACAAATGAACTCTTTTCCCTCCCACTGATCCAAAATCGCACTCCTGACATTTGTACCTATAAATATAATCTCTTTCGTCGCCTTTCATATTGTCTTTGGTTTCTCCGGTTTCTATCATTTTGTGACCTGTCTCCAGCCAATGTTCTTTTGCACGGATTGCACCTCGACTATCTTTAAAAATTAAACTTTCCATTTTATTTTGGATATTCGTCTTCGTTAATAATTGGGATGTCGTCTACGGCTTTTTGCCCTTGCTCATTTATCTTCGCTTCTTCGGCTTCCAAATCTTTCGGGTTGTGGTATGAGGCACCGACTGCCGGACCGCCGGCGTCCAGGTCTCCTTTATCCATGCCCTCGCCGTCCATATCCTTTTCGATGGCTTTCTGCAAGTCCGGTGTTTTTGGCAAAAGTTTTGATAATTGGAGCAGGCACGACTTCTTCCACATCCATTTTTCCGGGTCTTTGTCGCTGTTCCACGGGCTGTCTGCCACGTTTTTTGCCTTGCTTAAGTTCTTAATCGCCATCACCGCTTCTTTGTCCATGACCTTGAATATCCTGTGTCCGTCTTTCATTGTTGCGACCGCATAAACTCCGATTGCCTCTCCTTTGGGCTTTCCAAACAATGCTGGTTTGTGGATTAGCTTCGGCTCCAGTCCCTCCTCGTATTCAAATGTGTCATTTTGATAAATAATCTGTGCGTTGATTGTCGAGACTTTTTCTGTCCGGTAAAGCAGGGTTATCACGCCCTGGTATCCAATTTGGAATTTCGCCTGGTTACCGTATGGTATGACGTATGCTTCTCCCGACACTCCGCTCGGCAAAAATCTGAATTGCGCGGATTGCAAAAAAGCCATCATTAAAGAGGGCTTGTCGCATTGGAGCAGTTTTGGAGTTCTTCGCACGTATTCTACAGCCGAGGTCATGAAGCGCATCGCTTCTTCTTTGTTTCCGGCGTAGTAATTTTTGACCTGCGTCATTAATTCGCCGGTCATGTCTTTTTTTAGTTGCTCAATTAGCGTCGCCGGCTTCTTGTTCGGCGTCGTCGCAATGTGAGTGCTTTTTGGTTGCTCTGCCATATGTTTTTGATAAAAATTAAATTATTTATAATCCTGACGAATCGGGTCTATCATCCCAAAATTCTGCCGGTTCGTCCATACTGTCGTCCTCGTCTCCCGAGTCGTCGTCCATCGGGTCGCCGTCCTCGTTTTCGTCCTCGTCGTCATCGTTGTCCCAGTCTTCGTCGTCGTCAATGTTTAGCAAACTCTGCAAAAGTTCTTCCTCCATGTTATTTATTTACGTGTTTTTCTCCGACTGTGATTCTCGGAGGCCTTTGGGCTGTTTTTACAATCTCGGCTCTTAATGTTGCCGGGATTTTTCCCTCGGCTATTAGCTTGTCTATGGCGACGATGTCTGCGAATGTCTGTGTCTGCGGTGTGACTGTCACTACTGTGAAGTCGTCACTTATGCTGGCTCCGCTTTCGGCTACTGCATCGCGCAGTTCGTTGTCTGCATCTAATATTTGCATCATAAGCTCTTTGTGTCTGTCAAACACCGGCTTGTTTTCTTCCTGATGGGCTTTCATCGCCTGCACCGCCCTTGAATATTTTGCTATTGATTGTGTTGCATCCATTTTTTTTGTTTTATAGTTTGATTTTTCCTGCCTCAAACTCTTTGATAAACTTAATTATATTTTCTCCTTTGAAATGATATTTTTTTGCTCTGCCGTCTCCGGTGATGTTCGCCTTTAGTATGTTGCTGTTTATTCTGTCCTGATCTACAATTCTTCTGACTGACCAGAATGACAATGCCCATGGGAACATTTTTTCCCGGACTATTTCTTGCATATTATACCACTTATCTAATTCAATTTTTACTTTTTTCTCGTTGCTCATTTTCCAATTGTTATTTTTTATTATGTCATTAATTCTTCTATAGTCGACCCCGAATTGTTTTGCGATTGATCTTTGAGTTCTTCCACCTGCTTCATAAATCTTGCGTATTTTCTCTACCTGGTTTCCGTTTAATATGTGTTGAGGGCATCTTTCTCCACATGCTATTCGTCCTTTTTTCATCGCATCGTGCATGTTATCTGTTCGAGTTCCCAAAAATAAATGTTTAGGGTTTACGCAACTCGGATTATCACATGTGTGGCATACGTCTTTTGTCCCGACGATTTCACCCTTGAATAAAATGTATGATACTCTGTGTGCTCCAGTCGTTCTCCCGTCAAATGTGACATTTCCATATCCTCTACCACTAATTGCTCCTTGCCAAATCCAACAATCTTTGCTTTTTTTAACTTTTGATAAAAATTGTTCTTTGTTCATATTTACATTATAATCCGCCTGTAAAGTCCTGTCAAACCTTGTCAGTTGTGGATAACTAATTAGCCGGTGGCTGTCCGTATTTTGCCACGCAAGCCGGGAATTGGGTAAACCAGTTGATGTTTTCGTGGTCTTTTATCATATTTGTTAAAATAACCACCTGCTTGTTCGGGTCCATAAA